TCTGCCACTTCAGGTTCCATGACAGAAATATCTTTATTTTGATATGTGCCTAATGAGTATTTTTTCCCATTATTTTCAAATCCAATATAAATGCCGCCTTTACCATCGTCATACAATCTGCACAACCTTACATTATTTTGATAGTCAAAGTAATTAAATACGGTACTTTGCAGATTTGGTAGTTGAATATTATCGCTTCTTACAATTTCGTTTTGAAATTCTATTTGATAATTTCTTCCAAATCCATATACAGGAAGTAATCTATATTCTAATTGTGGTGTAACATTTACACTTAGTAAAGATTTATCCGAGTTTAAGATATTATTTTCTAACTCATTTGCGATTAAATCAGCATCAAACACATCTAAATTGGTCAAAATATATTGATCTATTGCTGTTTTAATTTTTGCTTTTAATTGAGTAATTGTTCCTTTGTTTTTAACAATATCTACTTTAGCATCACAATTAATAATAAGATACAAAACATTAGGATCTACTATTTGTGGGATTACACCAACAACACTTCTATCTTTTGTCAAAGATTTTAAGATTGTATTTTTTTCTGCTTGTGATAATGCAGCTCTATTTTCGGGTTTAATTGCTATAAAAACTTTTCCATATTCTGGTGGGTTGTTTTCTTCTCCACCCCAACACTTAATCGATTTAATAAATGAAAAATCTTTTTGCAAAATTATAGAATAGTCATTAGCAGTAACTGCTCGTTCTTGTGTTGTAAAACTTTTTGGTGCTTTATATTTTATTGATTCTATTGTTTCTCTTTCTGCACCACCAAACGCAGGAGTTAATACAATTACAGTATCCGAAAAAACACTATCAGGAGAGGTAAAAACTCTCGCCCCTACAGTATCGGTTATACCAATACCATTTGGTTCAGCGCCAGAGCATTCTAAGAAAGAAATAGTTACTAAATTGCCTTCGGATAATCTTTTGCCAACAATACCATCACCAAAATAAATTTGATAATAACTGTCAGGTCCTTCTTCTAGAAAATAAGCATTACTATTTCCATCAATATTTGTAATATTTTTTGCTTCTATCCATTGATCAGCAGAACCGGTTGAATCGGATACGCTTCTCTGTACTTTAACTTGTATTGTATCTGTGTCTATGTTTAAAAATCTAAGTGTGATTTTTTTGTTTGGAAACGTACCGTCTATTACATAAAAAACTTCTCTAAACAAACCTTCTTGTATTTTAATAGGTCCGGATGTATATGATACTGGAACGTTATTTACTACCTCATGTGGAGTAAAAGTAATATCATTTTGGTTGTAAAATGAATATGACGTTCCGTTTTTACTGGCTTTAAATTCGTTATATTTGTTTAAAACGTATTCAGTTAAAGTGCCGTCGCTGTTTGCATCTCGTATGACTTCAACCAAACAAGATGCCGCCTTCGATGAATTTGGAGTATAACCAAGATTTTTTGCAATAGAGACAACAGAAGAGCGTTTTTGGGCAGTATCCAAAAAAGCTTCATTGAAAGTAATATTATTATAAATGGATTGATAGTGTGTGTTATATGCCAAAACATCCATTAAAATATTCAGAGCAGAACCTTCAAAATTATAACCACTAAACTTATCTTGGGTTTTTAAAAAATTAATAAGATTTTGTTTTATGTCTGTGTAGTCTAATTTTGAAAAATCTGGAGTTGTCATCTAATCCTCTCGACTGCTATTAGCAGATTTTGCGGTGCTATATCTTCTTGATTTGCAATTCTATATGAAATGTCTATCTGTAGAGTGTTTTCATCATCTCTACGTTGCACTTCTACGGATGATAATCTCACACGAGGCTCGTATCTAGAAATTATATATTCTACTTTTCTTTGAACTATATCTTGTAAAAATGGTTCTGGAAAATTTTCAAACAAAACTTCACGCAATCCGGAATCCAATTTAGGATCAAATGGTTTATCAAATTTATTCAAAAACAGTAAATTTTTAAGTGATTGTTTAATTGCGTCTAAATTCTTTTTTACAGCAACATCACCGGTAAGGGGATGTGCTGAGAAATCGTTACTTAAATCTGTGATGTTTAAATTTATCATTTGTTTAATAATAGGGTACTTAATACTCTAATATCTTTGTAAATTATATTAAATGCATGATCTGGATTTATTTTGTCAACATGACTCCACGAACACCATTCCGCGCAAAGATAACCATAAGGATTCAATGAGTTTTGGGTTTTCATTGGTACCAGTACAAAAGCAATAGTGTTTCTGGCTTCCATATATCCTTTAAAATGACTATCCGCCAAGTTATTTGTAAAAATCAAGCGCGGATGCTCTTCTTGTAGTATTTTTAATTTTTCCACAAAACGTGTTAATAACACGCCCTGTTGCTGATCTATGGTTTGTTCTACACCAAGTGAGCAAGATTCATGTGTTACAGAAAACTTTAAAATACTCTCACCACTAAAAAAGTCACCACCATTATGAAATTGAGAAATAGAAATTCTAGCACAGTCTAAATTTACTCGCATTTCTGTCAAAATTTCATTAACCTGAGAATGTAATTTTGTAAAATCTGATCCTTTGGTGCATATCCAAGGATTTTTGCATTTTTTGGGTTTAACTATTTTTATAATTGAATACCACATACCCATAAAAAAAGAAACTACCGCCACCCCCATACCAAACCAAACATCAATCGGAATAGATTTTACAAAATTAAACATATAAAAAATCCTCTAAAGTGCATCTTTATTTATTTTTTAGAATTAGTGGGTATCCAAGCTTTTTTGTTATTTTGCATTGTAGATTTAGTTTTAATTGGTTTTACGAGTTCATACTGACTCGGATTATCCAAATTTATGGGTCTAGGATCTGGGGAGAAGCCTGGTGCCTTTTTATCATCAGGTTTATACAAAATAGGAGTTTTAAGTGTAACGTCTTTTGGAGACTTTAATTCTATAGTTTCGGTGGCGGATCGCAAAACAGTAAACTTTTCTCCTATTAATTCCAATCTATCTCCACTAAAGATTCTAAATTTTCCTCTAAATTCCGATCCAAAAATATCCATGTCTAATTTAGACTTTATAGTTAATGTCTGTAATCCCTCTATTTGTATCCCCGCAGCGGAAGTTAACCACCAGTTACCACCAGTTTTTGTAACAAAACTTCCACTAATTGTTTTTTCTTGGGATTGTAGTTCTTGTATCTTGTGTTGAGCAATTTCATTAATTCTTTTTTGAACTTCAATAAACATATCATTTGCAACATATGTTCTTTTATTGCCCAAAACAAATTCACCAAGATATCCCGATGGTTTTGTTACATATTTTTGATCAAAATCTCCATCAATTCTTTCATCTCTACTTCCGCCAATTTCATTGACAACATCTCCACCAACCACCATGTGTAAATGCCCACCAACTTCTAAGTTGTAATCTCCAGCAACAGTATGATTAAAATTGCCTTTATCTTGACGAATATTAACATCTCCTTTATTAACTCGGGTATTAATAGAACCCTCATCTAAGGAAATATTCATATTTCCTTTTTCCAAGTAAATATTTACATTTGCGTTTCCGCCAATGTGTATGTCAAAATTAACCTTTTTGTCCTTAGTATTATTTTCATTGTCATCATTTATTAATACTTTTAAACCCTTATTGACGGTCACGGTAGAATAACCATTTAATTCAACATATTGATCTCTAAACACATGCAGATAACTATCTCGTACATCTTGCTTTACTACATCACCGTTGGGGAAATACTCAACATTAGAACCGCTTCTGTGAAATAATGAAATTCTTTCACTACCGGGAGTATCATCTACTTCAATCACATGCCCAGATTCAGTTTGTGTTACTTTATTGAATGGATAAATGCATCTGGATTTAAACTCTTTACTCTTTTTTTCTTGTCCTTCACAGGGATCTTTACATTCAACGGGTTCTCCTTTAACTCTAGCGTATTCTGTTTCTGGTTGACCCCAACCAGTTCCTTGTGTAGTGTCATCTTGTTCTCCACCATCAGCATCACCGCCGCCTCCAGTGCCGGCACCTCCACCTCCTGCGCCGCCACCGCCACCAGCACCACCTCCTCCACCAGAAGTCGCTCCGGACTGAGTAACAGAAAACCCCGTAACTGGTCTTGCAGTTCCGCTTTGAGTTTGTTGTGTAGTTGAACCATCTACATTACCCGAAGGTAATGGTTTTTTTGATGTTGGTTTTTTGCCACCACCAGTTCCACCAGTTGGATTGGTGTTTTCCGGATTTATGATATTTGGATCATCGCAATTATTAGACATATATTACCTCATAATATTTTTGTTGGCGGCATTTTTAGGTTTCTCTGTATATAATTTCCATTTTTTAAATTCACTTGCAGTTAAAGAACTTTTATAAGAATTATTACCAGAACCCAATCCACTGAGTGTTCCTTTATTTGCTTTAGAGATATTAATCACACCGCACTTAAATTCTTCTTCCACTTCAATATTTGCAGCATGGATTTCGGTATTTAATAAACCCTATGGCCGTGGTGTTTTTTTTAATTTAATTATAGTTTCATCGATTTTTGATTTATCATTTATAGCAATTGTTCTCCCCTGACGATCAGTTTGTCGTGTAGGGTAAAATTCTGTTAAATTTGCACCTCTTTGATCGCTAGATCTTCCTTTAGATAAGGGATATATTCGATCAACATTTTTTGATGGAAATTCTTGCAAGTCTTCATCGGTTCTGGGATCTCTAAATCCGTCACCATAATTTTTTTGAAAAGTTGCTTTATCGCTGTTTTTTTGTTGTAAAGTGTCCGTTCCTTTGGTGTCTTTAGCGTTTTCAATTTCAGGCAGTGTTGTTAAAAAACCAATAACCACAGGTTGTTGACATTCATTACCGTCTTTAAAGAAACCAAAAACCCAGGCTCCTTCAAAAATACCAACAGGCGCGGCTTGGGGCGAAGCGGCCATTGTTACTGGCTGCAACACCTCTGCCCAAGGTAACTCTTGAGTATTAATATCTTTTTGAAATGGACTATGATAACCGTGTATTCTAACACGAACTCTTCCTTTTTGTAAAGGATCTAAACGATCTTCAACGCAACCCCACCACCAGCGGAATGTAGGATCGCCTAAATGGGCATTAGGCATATTCATCTCCTTTTGAATCTTTAATCGCTCTAACTCGCATTGTATAACTAGCAGTAACAGAATCGGGTGTAGTGCCTTCTTTCATGATAATATCATGTGTTATATCTGTTATTAAAAAATTTCCACTATAAAAAATGTCTTTTTCTTTTACTTGTCCACCTTCATTTTGAAGTATCGCTTCATTTAAAGGTTTTCTAAACTCAATAACATCACCAACTCTAGCTGCACTGTTGCCAGGTACAGTCATATTTAATATAATTTGGTTATTTGATTGCATAGAAACCATTCTATCTCCAACCCAATCATCTTCTAAACCAACCTTATCATAACCAGAAGGTTCTTCTGAACAATCGTATAAAAATCTTTGTTTGTTGAATCTGCGAACTGCAACACCACTTTTTGCGATTTGCTCAAACACTTGTTCTTTATTTGTAATTTTCTTATTAGAAAGTTTTGTGTGTTTGTTTTCTTGAAAAACGTGAGTTTTTGAAGTATAATCACCAGTAGTTGTATCAAATGCAATAATTTCTGAAGAGTACATACCATTTAGTGCATTTTCTATTGGAGCAAATGGAGATGCGCCGTGTTTTAACACAGAAAATTTTGCTTCTTCAACGGTTAATTCTGGATGGGGTCTTAATACTTTATATTTCCATTTTACTGAATTTTTTTTAAAAAGAGAAATTGGTGCAAAATAAAATTGATGATTTGTTGCATTTTGGAAAAAAACATA